ATCCTTGTGCTTGCATGATATACGGATTGTTTTGTGCGTATGGGTTCATATTCGCCTAATCAAAGGTAGTTTGTCAAAAAATACATATAAGTGCCGCCAGTTTCCTGTGTTAATAACATCAACTTCTGAAGGAAAAAACTCGACAGCATCACAATGACTAAATCCACAATCGGCTTTAATTCTCTGCAAGTCATCCCATTTTATTCCATCTTTACCATCTTTTCTACCAATATCTAGTCTTAATGTAACCTGGTCTTGAAACGCATAAACCCTATATTCTTCGTTTTCCCATATTGCTACGCTAGGTTCACCAAAATAAGAATATGCAAATTCATTAACTGGAGTCATTAAAACGCCATCATTGCCGCACCGCCTAAACCTAATAAACCGCTTGTCAAATTGCTACCTGCTGCTGTAGAAGCATTATTTGAGGCAGTATTGTAGTTACCTTGAGCAGTTGCAGCACCTAATAAGTCAGCGCCTTGCGTAGTGGCTTGCTGCGCAATATTGTTGACAAAGTTAGGGCTACTTACCTGTGCGCCTGTACGAACCGCATTAAGGGTATTAATAGGCTCATTACGCATATATCCAGCTTGCTGGAATCCTTGCTGATTTGCTGCCAAACCAGTTTGAGTACCTTGAATAACAGCGCTTGTCATTGCATCGTTTTCACGCTGATTTTGCTGGGTCATGGCACGGTTATAGGCTTCTGTACCAGGCACTACACCTTGATTAGCCAACTGTGCTTGCAACGCTTCACGACCTTGAGCAATCTGTGGCTGCAATCTACGCATAATCGAATCTTGCATAGTTTCGCCAGGATTAATACCTGTTTGAGCCAAATTGCTTGTATCAAAAGGCTTATTAAGCATATCTTCTACATAACCAAGACCTTTACCAGCCAAATTGCCTAAACCAAGACTTGTTTGATTTTGAATATCGAGAAGTTTTTGCTGTTCAGGAGCAAGAGTTTGAGTTGCAGACCATGTAGGATTTCCGTAAATATCCCATTGTGCCTCTGGATTAATCTTGTATTCTAAAGAGCCATAAGGAGTGTATTGGTTTACACGATTGGCGGCTACGCCTGTACGAGCAGCATCCAAGTTAGCTTGTGCTGTAGCTTGTGCGGCAGCCGTGTAATCAGGAGCAGCAGGAGCAGAGCCTTTACTGCCACCAAAAGGGGTGCGTTTACCTTCAAAAGTCCAACCGCTATGTTTACTTTTTAATATGCTCATTTTTTGCGTTCCTTAATCCATCTACAATCAGCTTTGTTCATTTCAAAAACTACAATATCACCACCATCATCGTGCATACCATCAAATCGCATTATTTCTTTAAACCCTAACTTTTTGTCATATTCCATAGCTTTTGTGTTTTTGCTATTTACTAATCCAAAAGTTTTTTCAATGTTACATTTATTAAAAGGGTAATCAAATGCCGATTTTAACAACTCTTTTGGTGTATAACCACCTTTTAAGTTAACCATGTGCATTTGACAAGTTTTACCAATAAAAGCGGTATATCCAATTACCCATTCAATTTCGTTTTGGTTATTAGCCCAAAGAATTGCTTGTGTATCTGCGCAAGGCTGAACACCAATTTCATTAAGTAATATTTTTATTGCAATATTCTTTAATTCTGGGGTATTTGCCGAAACAAGCATTTACAGTACGCCTCCTCGTTCCATTACATAATCAGTTGAAGCCCAATGTAATTCTATATCTCTTGACGCTACATTAATATTAATCGAACCTGTAAATCCAAGCCCAGAAACACCCTGCCATATTTTTGTAGTAGTTAAACCACCAGCCCAATTATTATTGTCCCATTTAGCAACATCCCATGATGAAGCTGTAAACAGACTAGGGTTAAAAGAAACTGAACCTAACTGGCTTTGAGTGTCAAAATCTACGCTAATACCGCACACTACTGAAGGAATACCGCCAGAAGATTGCAATATTGGGCGAACCATAGTAAAACGCTTTAATTGACCTGGGCTTTCAAAATAACTGTAAGCCTGTTGTGCTGTGGCGTTAATGTTTGCACCGTCATCGGATGTGGAGTCATAAAAAGTGCCTACAAATCCGTCTGAGCCAAAGTGCATATCTGCATCGCCTGACACTTCCCAGCAATACGCTTGAATATCTGTAAACCTAGCCCATGCTTTAGTAATGGTGTGCATTACAAATTGCTCCATACCAGCATTAGTAGGAATAGACAAAATCAGCATATTTTCAGAAGCATAGTAATTAATCTGCCATCCAAAATTGCCATAATAAGTAGTCGCTGCTTGGCTTACAGCGTAATAAATCTTGTCTGTAAGGTTAATTCTTGGGTCTAAACGGCTAGATTGCAAAGCAGAAGCCAAAGGCACTAAACCGTCTTGGGTAAGCAAAAGTAGGTCACCAGCCCATTTAAAAAAGCATCTACGGTTAAAAGTTTGACCTAATTGCCATACGCCTTTTAATACCCATTTGTCAGCAACATCAGGGTCTGTGCCGTTATAAACAATAGCTTCGCCCATACTGGTTACAAACACAGCATAGTCGTCAGCACCTTGACCAGCGTCAAGTGTCCATGTACCCATAGCCTGTAAATAACCTGCATTACGAGCAATACCACCAAAATAAAGAGGAGAAGCAGGCCCACTAATGGCATCTACATCAAGATACCAGCAAGTCATGCTATTTTCTTCGGTGAAATATAAACGGTTTTTAAATAAGTTTACATTGACAAATTTGCTTGAATCTACGCCTGTAATGCCAATAACTGTATAAGAACCTACTACAGTAGCATTGGCTGCTGGCGTATTTGCCATTGTGTAAGTAAATGTGCTTGCACCTGTCTTTGTAATAACAAAAGTACCGTTATATTCACTTGAAACAGCACCGCTAATAGTGACTCTGTTGCCTGTAATTAAGCCGTGTGGCGCTGCGGTAGTTAAAGTGGCTGTTGTGCCTGAACGAGTAATGCTGCTAATTGTTTGTGCGGTTGAGGTTGTTGCTATAAAAAACCAGTTATCACCGTCATAGACCATAGTAGGGTCTTGACCATTACAAGCCACTAAAAAATGACCTGCTTGGTTGCTTAAATTTACAAACTGGCATTTATCGCTAGTAATACCGCTAAAAACCTCTACTGCTGTTTGGTTTTTAACATCATAAATTTTTGTGCCAGCAAACCCAAATATGTCATATCCTGAGTTTGTTGTGTAGTTTGTTACTGTGTTTATAGGGGTTGTTAAGCCTATAGTGTAAGCGCCAACAACAGTAGCGTTTGAACTAACAACAGCCAAAAGATTGTATGTAAAAGTGGTTGCGCCAGTTACAGTAATCTCAAAAACGCCACCGTAAGCGGCTGGTGTAGTGCCAGTAATAGACACATATTGACCAGTTGCAAGCCCATGCGCTGTAGCTGTAGTAAGAGTAGCAACTAATCCAGCATAAGTAATGCTAGAAATGGTTTTTACACCTGTTGAAGTGGTTAATGTAGATATTCTTGTAAAACCCTTACGCAATGTTACATCGGTAGGGGTGGGAAACCAGTTAACAAGCTGAACCGCATCAGTCGGACTCATGTTTGCAAGGGAATCCCTAGCGTTCCACCCACCAATAGGGGATGGCACAGAAGTAGTTACAGCGTTACGCTTTTGTGCTATTGCCATAATTAGCTTCCATAGCCAGTATCAGGGATATTAGCGTAGCCAATAAGAACCTTAGATGGGTAAGGAGCAAATGACAGGTTTGGAGCGCCTTTGTCATTAGATTTAGCAACAGACAAATAACGCATATAGTCTTGCATCAATGCTGTTGTGTCAAAGTTTTTAACTTGGAAGTACTTGAGTTTGGTAGATAAAACAATAATACGGTCATCAAATACGGTTGTATCGCTATCAGCAGTAAAGCTAGTTTTTACTTCGCCTGTGGCGCTTCTAGCCCAACCTTTAGAACGATATTCCCAGCCTAAATACTCATTGGTATTCATTGGAGGCCATACTTGGAATTGATTGTCCAAAATACGCCAGCGAATACGAGGGCCAGTTGAAATATAGCCAGACTTTAGCCATTGCCATTGTTGAGCATCTTCAGGGCCTAAGGCTTCCCAATGTTTTGTCTTATCCCATTGAGTGCGGTCTGTAATAGCTTCAAAGTCAAAAGGCAGGTCATAAGCAGTTTGCGCCAATACAATAGCACCATTACCACTTCCTGAAGCCATTTGGCTCATAACAATGTTTTGTCCAGAAACGCTAACTACCTGCGTATCTTGGTTAATGTTGTAGCCTGTGATACCCCATTGGCTATCTACAGCAGTAATGTCCACCCCTGAATCTACTGTAAGAGTAGTAGAACCATTTACAGAGGTGGCATTACAGTTAATAGCTTGTGTGTAGAAACGATATTGAACTTGTAGAGCTTGCCAGTCATATTCTTTAACCAAATCATAGCCAGAGCCATTCATTAAAGCCAGAATTTGCTGCACATCTTGTGATGTATTACCAACCACATAGGTAGGCACAGCCAAGTTTAACTCGGCTGCGGTTTGCTGAACCAGTTGCAACATCGTTTGGGACATATTAGGCCTCTACTACTTTCGGTTTACGGTTTTTGGGAGTCTTTTCCGCAACAGCCGCAAGTATCGCTGACATCTGCTCTTGCATAGCAGCCAGCTTCGCCTCTGTTTCAGCCTTTATTTTATCATTTTCTTCACGGAGTGCTTGCAATTCTGCTTCTCTTTGTGAAACTTCTGCTGAATCATTGGCTAAATTGAGGAAAGACTTGGCTTTTTCACGGAAAGAATGAGGCGACATACCTGCAATCATGCCAATACGCTGTAATTGCTGGTCTGAGCAATTTGCCACATCTTCTACTGTGTAGAATTTAAGACCACGCAGTTCTTCAGCTTGGCTACGGGTAACTTGAGGCCATTGGTCTAAAGGAGTACCAATAACATCTTCATGCCCTGCGGTTTGGTTCTGATAATGCGCCCATTGGCGAGGAAAACGCTGTTTATGAGATTC